GAAAAGGAAGCGAATCGGGCCATCATCACCGTCACATCCCGTGCGAAAGAGTCCTATACGGACAAAATCACAGTAGGGACTGACGTTGGTGGTGTCCATTTTCTTATTGATAGATTCAGAGAGATTGAACACGAGGTGTTCACTCGTCTTGACTATTATAAAGATAATGGAGCGCTCCACGAGCTGGCTCAGTTGGGAATCACTAACCCGGCAAGCTTGGCCTGGGAGATAACACCCTTCTCCTTCGTTGCGGACTGGTTTTACCCCATTGGCGATTATCTTAATCGTCTTGATGCGACATTGGGAATGTCGTTTCGAGGGGGTTCTTCCAGTAAGAAGACTACCGTAAAAGTCCGTCCGATGAATGGCCGGTTAGAACCCGGTCAAACCATCGAATTCTGGTCGGCTACGCCGAACGGAAAAGGACGAATGGTCAACTTTAATAGAGTTGTCTACGGATCGTCTCCTCAAGTTCCTCCTCCGTCTTTTAAGACGGGTGGGAACCTTTCCCACGTGTACAATGGTGCTGCGCTGATTGCTCAGGCGTTGGCTAAGTTCTTTTAGCCAGCCTTCCTGTCATTCTCCCTTGTAAGGGAGCAGCAGTTGTACTGTTTGTCCAATCCTGGACATCGTCAGGTGCTTGCTTTTGGCTTTTGCCACTTGCATTTTTACCTCATGATACAACCTTCCAATTAAGGAATTAAGACGTGCCTAATATTAGCACGATTGTTGTACCCGACGCAGCTGCCACCCCAGTGAACCACACCTTCAATAAACTGAAGGTTACCGGCGATACGGCTCTGTTCATTGAACAGAGTGCGTCCGCCGCTGTGGGTTACTGGCCGCTCAACATTACGTGTCGAGCTCCTCTGGCAAATCAGCAGAACAAGGTCTATCGTGTTACGATTGCCCTTGCCATGCCGGTCATCACCACCGAAGTTATTAACGGTGTGAATCGGCCGAAGCTGGAGTATACCTGCCGGCGCACGGTTGAATACGTGTTCCCGGAAGGCTCTACGCTGCAGAACCGCAAGGATGTTCGCAAGATGGGCACTTTGATCGAAGCCGACAGCAATGTCGTCACGGTCATCGAGTCCCTCCTCAACGTCACCTGATATGAAGCCAGTTTATGGTCTCATTTTCAGGATCGTTGAAGCGATCCTTGCAGCTTGGGAAGACTACCGTTCTGAGCGTGATACTACTCAGTCTGATTAGTCCCTCATCTGCTTCAACCTCTAACTCTATTAGGTATATAACTAATGAGCGCGAAGTCGAAAAAGCGTGTGGGTCCTTTGAAGGGCCTATACCGTCAGCATGTTTGCCAGGCCAACCAACTTGCCGCGGCTATTTATACCGCGGCAGATACTCAAAGCTCTCGCGAGATGTTGTCACAGTTAGAAAGTGGCAACTACTCCGCGATTGTGTCTGCTTCGATCAATCCAATGGATTATTCGAGTGCAGATACTTTTGGGCGGGACTACCTCTGTGCCGAATTGATGTCGAAATTCCCGATGTGGGAACTAGGGATCGATCGGTCAGTTGTAGCCCGGCAGAAGTTCTTTGAGGTGGAAGAGTATTTGTCAGGCAAGAATCTCAGAGAAAACTTCAAGATTGTAGTCGGAAAACGTTCGACTACTATGGCTGCTGTCATGATGACCGCAGCTAATAAGATCAAGAAGATACTTGGAGATGTCGACCTTGATGAGATCCACTCTTTCTTCGCGTTTGGTCCTGGAGCTTCGACTAGTATGTCGAGGCGGCGTGGCGATGCTGCGTACAAATTTGGGGCACAAAGACCCCATCTGACGTACAATGCCATTCCCATGGCAGATGCGCTTGCTAAGGCGCATCCAACCTGGCGTTTTAATGCCGAGGTAGTGCAAGGGAGTAGGCTAGTCACCGTTCCAAAGAACGCTAAGACGGATAGAACCATCTGTATCGAACCTGATCTGAATATGTATTTTCAGAAAGGGATCGGAAAGGTGATTCGACGTCGTCTGAACCGGTGGGGACTACTCAAAGCGGACGCTCAGCAGTATAACGCTGAACTCGCCCGTGAGGGTAGTGCAAACGGTCGATTGGCAACAGTTGACCTTAGCAGCGCCAGTGACTCTATACATCTTGAGTTGCTGGGACAGCTTCTCCCGCAGGACTGGTGTGGTCTGGTCGAGCTGACTAGATCACCTCAGGTTGTTCTTCCTGAAGGAGGTTTACACTTACTCCGGAAGGTCTCATCGATGGGCAATGGGTACACGTTTGAGCTTGAGACGTTGTTTTTCTACGCCTTAAGCTCGGCCGTTATAGACCTACTTGCCGCAGGTGGGATGGACCATCGGTGCACCGTCTTCGGTGATGATATAATCATCGCTGTTGAATTGGTGCCGGCTTTGGAACAGGTCCTCGACGGTTTAGGATTTACTCTAAATCGAAAGAAGACCTTTGCAACAGGGCCGTTCCGGGAATCGTGCGGAAAGCACTATTTCCTCGGGTCCGATGTTTCACCTTTCTATATCCGAAGCCCAATTAATTCAGTACTTCGTCAGTACTGGGCTGCTAACACGATCCGGCGT